TTGCTTACGATGATAGTAGCCAACCCTACAAAAATGACGGCGACAAGTTTACTATTACCCCTTTAGAACCAAAAGACAATGAAACTATCAGTCAAATAGAATTGTATTGGCGTTTGAGAGATCAAATACGCAAGGGAGTGAAAGTAAAACGCAGCATAGTAAAAAACATTGTTGGCGAAGAAAACTTTAAAACTCTCGGGCAAATTAAATTAGTAGAACAAACGTACGAAAAAGCGTTTAGAGATGCGGTTGCCTTAGAACAACAAAATTTGCTTGTTGCTTTAGACAAATATGGAAGCATGGCAAAGTTCCCAACCGAAGTTACAAACCAGTTTCCTTCGTTGTTGAATACAGACCGTTCTAACATGAATGTTGTTGAGGCTCTTATTAGAGTTGCTGAATACTATCAAAACTTAATGGCTGTTTTAACAAATGACGTTAGGCGTAGTGGTCAGCAATATTCGACATCTCCAGTAATTTCTACTGCATCACAAATTATGGGCATCAACAACAGCACAGAAGATGCAATTGTGTTTGAACCGCAAGTTGGTTTGGGTTTATTGACTACCCTCTGGGCTAATCAAACCAAGGTTGTAGGCATGGAACTTGAAGGGGATACAAGTTCTAGGGGCGTAGCAGGCCAACATATGGGAATGCCTGCATCGGGCAAACTTATAAATGTATCTGACCGTAAGGGCGATTCAGTTACCAGCACAGACAACGCTAAAAACTTAAAAGGTCAATTTGAAAACGAAGATGTTTTAATTCTGGCTAATCCGCCATTTGGACAATTAGTCCAAGACGGAGAAAAAATAAAACAAATTTCGATGGATTACACGCGCCCTGGAAAAGAAGGTAAAACCACCTTAACTACAGCAGAAGACGCAGCAATGGCGTTTGCTACAAATGCTTTAGCAAAAAGCAAGAGCGGAACAATGGTGTTTGTGTTCGGTGCAAGGGGTGGTATTTTTTCTACTGCAATGGCTCCAGAAGCCCGCTTAGAAAAATACAACATACGTGGCCGAAATCCAATCCTGCAATTGTTTTATAAAACTTTTACAGTTGTATCGCACACTACCGTTGGTGGGTCATTATACAAACAAATGGGTACAAGTTTTCCTGTTGATGTAATTGTACTTAAAAACGAAAAACCAGCAGACGGGCATATTGTTGTAAGTAACGGTAGGCCACAAAGCGAATTTGGTAAATCTGTAGAAGATGTGCCAACGATTATCAAAACCGTAGACCAGTTGATTGAACAGGCTCTTCTTGCTTCTGGCGAAGAAGCCAGCCAATTAAACGATAATTACAACGAGGAAATTAACAATGAAATTGTACGGCGTATCTATAGATCCACAAATGGAGGAAGTGTTCCTGTCGTTAGGAGCGGTAGAGGTGTCCGAGAATATCAAGGAAGTGACTTATCAGGAGTACCAAGAGAGTCTCGGTCTGAAGTTGATGACGTTACAACAGAAGAACCCAGTGAGCAAAGAGATCCTAGAGACTCTAGTGACGTACGCAAGCGGAGGGACGATAGGGATAAAGGACAAGAACGAGAACCAACTAGCGTACAGCCTGGGAGCGTCAGAGGACGTAAGCGAAAGAGCGTATCAGACCCTAGAAAACTCAGAGAACAATCAAGTGAAGGATCTGAGCAAATCGACACAGAAAATCAAGGAGCAACTGTACGAGATGAACCTAGTGCAGTGGATGAATCTGCTGTACAACCCGAACAGCCTGGATTAGAAGGTGACGCAAAACTGAGGGCTATGGCAGAAAAATTGGTAAACAAAGCCAATAAGAATGCTTCTAACAGACGCGGCTTTGTAGACACAAGCATTATGGAAGATGCTTTTAATCTAATCAAAGAAGCAGTGAAAATGGGTTATAAGAAATTTAACCAATTCATTAAATGGATGGTTAATAGTATCCCAGGTGCTAGAGAAGCAATACAACAATCTGATTTAGGTAATGCAATAGACGAATCTTGGGATAAGGCTAGAAGGTTATTTCCCAAATGGAAAATAGAAAACCGCAGAAGAAGTTCTTACGATCAGATGAAGGCACTAGATCGTGCAGAAGAAACTCGTTCCAAAATGGGTCAGGACGAAGGCACTATTCCTTTTGAACCTGTATCTGCAAAAGACCCTAGAGTAACTGATCCGCAAACTGTAGTTCCAAAGAACCATGCTAGTGCAATTACCACGGCACTTGCTAAGATTGAAAAAGAAACTGGAACAAGTATTGTTAAGTACGTAGCCAAGAACATTGGTTTAACGGAAAAACAAACTGCCGAGCGTATGCACGGCGCACAAATTGACGGTACTGCTTTAGTTGTTTACGCAAACGCTAACAAAAACGCTTTTATTATTGGCGACGAAACGGGCATAGGCAAAGGCCGTACCGCAGTAGCAGCAATGCTTTACGCGAGACAAAAAGGGTTGTTGCCTATATTTATTACTAAAGGCACAGACCTTTGGGGCGACATTTTACGTGATGTTTATGCAGTTGCTCCCGGAGCAAACAACGTTGACACATTAGAAATGCTGTCAGTTACCCCAGGCAAATCAGCAGATAGAGCAACAAAGAGAAGCACAAGGACTGATTTGCAAGGTGCAATTGCAGATGGTTCGTTGTCTCCAAACTGGCCTGTGTTATCTAAAAACGAAACTGTTAAAGAAAAATTACGATTGCTTGAAGAAGCAGTTGATCGGTTCATAGAAACAGGTGTTTTTGTTGTTGAGCAAATTGTAAACGGTAAAAAAGTAACAATGAGTCCGTTTGCTTTGGCGTTGACTTATAGTCAAATTGCTCCAGGCAATAGCGAATCCTACGCAACGAGGCAGCGTATATTCGAGAAACTAGCACAATCAGGAAAAGTGTATTTGATTTTAGATGAATCACACACTATTGCTGGCGGTGAAAAAGTGATGGAAACGTACAAAAAAGCAAAACGCAAAAACCCTAAAAAGTTGCCTCCTGCTTCAGTGTTAATGCGTCAAACGTACGACACTATGCCTTCAGAAAACATTTTGTTTTTATCTGCTACATTCGGTAAACGTGCAGACGTTTTAGATTTGTATCGTCCTGCTGGAATGATGGAATTTGACGGAGAACAACTTCAAAAAGTGTTGTTGAAGGGTGGAGTTCCGTTGATGCAGGCTTTGTCGCAAGACTTAGTTGAACGAGGTTTGTACATCAGACGCGAAAAAGGGTTTGACGGTATTGATTTTAACACCGAATCTATTCCAGTAGACCCTACTGCTAACGATCAATTAACAGGCGTGCTACAAGATTTAATTAATTTTTCTGACAGTGGCTTACGTAGAAATGCTTTGGCTTCTTTAGTCAAACAAGAAACAGGTTGGAGTCCTAGATCAGACGTTGATGATATTGTCATAGTCAACAACGAAAGGGCAACTGCAGCCAGTTTTAACACACACGCACCAGAGTTTGTAGAGCAATTATCGTTACTTGGCAACACGGTGCTGTTGTCACTAAAGGCTAAATACGCTGGCCCTGAAATAGTAGAATCAATACGCAACGATCAAAAACCTTTAATTTACACTGACAAGACTGGTGAAGCCGCCCTTAAAGAGTTTATAAACGAAAACGAACTTTCAGTAGGTGACGTTGTTGATTACACAATGGTAGATGTGTTTAAAAGATTTTTAAATAAACTTCTAACCGTTACTGTTAGCGTGACAATCAATGGCGAAAAAGTTTCACAACGTTTACGGATAGAAGAAGATCAATTAGATTTATATGGTTTGAAAGAGCAATATAACGCTATTAAAGAAACCATAGAATCAGTTGAGTTTCTGCAAGAAACGTTTGGTTCTCCATTAGATGTTTTACGCGAAGACATTGCTAATTCAGGGTTTACGGTTGGCGAAGCAACTGGGCGTGATTTTTATCTGAACAAAAACAACGAAGGCCAATGGGTTTTACAAAAACGTACTGCAGAACAAAAAAACAAGGTAGGTTTAGTACAACAGTTTAATAATGGCAAAGTAGATGTTTTGTTGTTTAACCAAACCGCTTCAACTGGTGTAAGTGCGCACGCTAGTCCGTCAACCGGAACAGATTTACGTGTTAGACACATGTTTATTATTGAGCCAGGGGATAAGATAGACACCCTTATGCAGGCTATGGGTAGACCTAACCGTTATGGTCAGGTAGTTAAACCGCAATTTACTTATCTGCAAACTAACTTGCCTCTAGAAACACGAATGTCTTCTAGAGTGCGTAAGAAGATGGCATCGTTAAACGCTAACGTTACGGCTAGTTCTGAAGGTAACACTGAAATCGAAGTGCCTGAGTTGAGCAGTCTAGTAGGTGACTTTGTAGTTTACAGTTGGGGCAAAGAAAATCCGTTGTTGTTAGAAGCAATGAATTTGGAAACGGATTTAGAAAAACCAAGTTTTAATCGTGTTGCAACTGCAGGTGATTTGTTTGACAGGGTTTCTTCACGATTGATACTGTTGTCACAAGAAGACCAAGCACGTATATATTTAGAATGGACTACAGAATTTAACCGTTTGGTTGAACAGTTAGACCGCATTGGTGCAAACCCATTGGTTGCTAAATTTGCTGACTTAGAATACAGAACTACACGTAAAAAAGAAATCGTTCTTACAAGCGGTGAAACTGACACTGGTTTTACTATTCGTGAAGTAGAAGCAAACGTGTTAACTAAACCGCCAACTATTGGTCAAGTAAGAACACAAGTTGCAGAAGAAAACGGTTTGTCGCCTAACGATATGACCCAAGAAATAGGCGAAGGATTACCCCAAGCAGATAAACAGTTTATATCAGATGTAAATACGCTTAAAAAATCTTGGGAAACACGCAAAAAACAATTACAGGATGAAGCAGAATCAAGCAGAGATATACTTAGATCAAGAGAAATTAAAAAACAAGAAGCCAAAGCCTCTGGTGAATCTGCACCTGCCGCAACAAAAGAAGAACAGAAAGCCGCTATGGATTTGGCTAGAGTTACGTCTTTGTTGCGAAACGGTGATAGCACTATAAATACAATAGATGAACTTGCTAGTTTTACCAAGGAACGTGGTTTAGTTAACCGTTATTACGCACGTAAAATGTATCAAGATACTAGCGGCGAAATAAAGGGAACCGAAAAACAAGATGAACCCGTTTTGATTGTTAGTGTTGGAATCAAAAACACTGATCCAGAAAACCCCACCTCGTTTAGAAAATCAAACATTGAAATTATGTTGCAAACTAAACAAGGCCCAGTTACTTTTGGTTTGCAAAATCTAATAGGTGAATTAACTAAAGAAGGCACTGATAAACCTTCTGAACCTAACCAATTTTCGTTAAATACAGGCATTAGTGAATTTCTTAAAGAAGAAATGACGCAAAAGCCTGGGACTGAAGCACTAGAAAGGAAGGCTAGGTACATTGCTACAGGCAACCTAGTTTCTGCTGTTTCTACATTAGGCGAAAGAGACATTGCATTTGCAACTACAGAAGAAGGCGAGTTGGAACGAGTAATCCTTCTGCCTGACGATGTAAACCTTGAGCGGTTAGGCAAAGACACTGCATTCAATGATTTTGGATTAGTTAAAAAGTATTTTGCTAGTAAAGCAGAAGGCAGTATGCCTGCTCAAAGGGCTATCAAAGACAACTCTGTTGGCGAATTTGTGAGCGTAGGTAACAACCAATACCAATTCTTGATTAACAGCCGTACACGCAAGGATACAAATTCTTACTTAAGCATACCTGAAGTTAAAGATGCACTCGAAAACGCTACTGTTGTTGGAAAAGGCTACCGTTTAGTAGTCAACAACAAGCAGTTTGAAAAACTGTTTAACGCAATGAGAGCAAACGGTTTTAGATTTACAGGAAATGATTCTGCTGCTGCGTCTGATGTGTTTGCGTCAGAGTTTGAATATGTATCAGAAGCAGAGATTGATGCGTCTAAACTGAAAGAAGCACAACGTAAAGCAAATGCAGCCCGTAGAGCCAGGGCCTCAAGAAGACGCGGTTTTGTTTCTGGCGATTGGTTTAGTCTCTTCAGTAAGAGTACAAGTATAGTTCCAAGAGTTAACAAAAGGCAATTACTGAATTTCGGTGCTTGGTTCTTAGACTCTAAAATGTTGGCTGAAGCAAGTGGCAACGCTAACGCTCTTCGTGCTGTTGGAATTATGGAAGACGCAGAAGATTTACGTGTAGGCAGAACAGAAGAACATTTAGCCTTTGACAGAAGTATTGACAAAAAAATACCTAAATCTTTTAAACCACTGTTGTTTGATTTAATGGATAACGATTTCAATCCTGTTGAAATTATGTATCCAGAACAAATTGACATGGAAGCAATGAGTGAAGAAGAAAATTACGACACTCTAAAAACTATTGTTGATGCACTCAAAGAATTAAAAGAATACCAAAGAGAATATTTAATTCATTTTAAAATACGCACAGAAAACATGCGTAATGAAATTGTCGAAGCAAAGCAGCAAGATTTAAGAAACGCTTTAAAATCTTTGTCTAAAAAAGACATGGTTGAATCTGCAAAATCTTATGGTTTTGATTTAGGCGTAAAAGTAGAACCTTTCCCTGGTATGGCAGGAGCAACCATACAAGTAGAAACTAGAAAAGGAAGTGGTTCTTACCGACCTGTTACTAAAGAAGAGTTCCTTGATTTAGCCGTTGAAAACATTGTGCCTACGCAAGACTACGGGCTGCAATGGGCGCACATGGCTCATATATGGACAGGCAATTACATATTAGAAATTGTAGACACAGAAGGAAACAAACAAGGAAATTTCCAAACATCAGTAAGAACCGAGGCCGCTGCAATTAAAGAAGCAAACAGGTTGCAAAAGCAAGTTGATGAAATGAACGCTGAAGTTGGCGAAGAACGATACAGCGTAAATATAATAAATCAATGGGCTGACAAAGACAAAACTGTTCGGGTTTCAGACGCACAATTCTTTAGGATTATTAAAGAAATGAACGCGGTCAACCCTGGTGTTGCGAAAGACGCATTGCGTGGAGTAGTAGGCAGAAAAAGGTTTAAACAACCATTCTTTGGAAGTATGCAACGACGAAAAGGAGTTCAAGGTTTTGAACGAGACTTCTTTAAAGTTTGGACATACACAACGAGAAGTTTTGAACGTTGGAAAGCGTTAAGAGAAATGAACGCTAAATTGGGTCCAATTATTAATGACGGTTTTAAGGGCGACCCTGGCATGTTGCAGTTCGTCGAAAACATACAAAGTTACATAAACGGTGAACAACAAAACGACAAACTCATAGGAGCCGTCGAGCAACTGTTTAACAAATTGCCAATTATTGGACGGCAACTACAACTAAGATTGGAAGAAGGATACGCAGCACGCATTACTAATTCGATGATGCGTTTACATGCAGTTAATCAATTAACTAAAGTTTCTTTCCAAATAATTAACGCGACCCAACCGTATCTCACTTTGTACCCAGAAATAGCAAGATATTTAAGTACAGGGGAAGCCGAGTTGTTCTTTGCTAAGAACCAATTTGCGGATTTGTCCCCTAGGGGTCGTAAACTGCTTAAACAATACGGTTTCGTTGATAGCACTGGTAAATTTTTACCGGGTTCAGAAAGTGATTTGCCTGGGATATTTGGCGATAGCAGTGATTTAGTCAAGGGAACTTTAGGACGCTTGCAATCTGTTGCGGGTGTTGCTGAACGCAGAAACCTAAACCTAACTTTCATAATGGGCATGTTCTTAGGTTTAGACAAACTAAACATGAGCGAGGAAGACGCTGCTAGGTTTGCAAGAACATTACAAAATCAAACGCAATACAAACCCAACAAAGCAAGGTTGCCAGGAATTACAAAAGACGCAGTTGGAAAACTGTTTTTCCAGTTTAAACGTTGGATGTTTTCGTTTATACAAAGTATTGCGAACGATATGCAGCGTGGAGATTACGGAGTTGCGGCAAGAAAAATAATCGTATTTACTGCACTAGGCGGGTTCGCTGCTTTCGGCGCAGCAGGCGATTACATGCGTGATTTATTCAATCTGTTGTTTGGTGACGAAGAAGAAGACAAAGAACGTTTAAATAGAATGCTGGAAGGCGAAAACCTTGAGAATTTAACTACTGTTGAAAAAACAGTGTTTTACGGGTTACCTACTTTTTTATCTGATTTCCCGCTTTCATCACAAATGCAATTGTTTTATGTTCCTGAAGGGGAAACATTAGGACAAATATTAGGCGAATACGCTCTGGGAAGAAATGCAATTCAATCTTTATCAGAACAAATATCGGTTCTTATTGATCCTACAACAGACCA